TGCCCCTCTCCACGCGTCAGCTATTGCTGAGCGTGTCGCCGATCCACCCTGTTAGGATGGACCAGCGATGCCAAAACAGCTCGCCTGCGATGGCGAGCTGATGTTGGTCGGGCCCCCAGTAGGGGGAAACCCGAACAACTGTACGGTATGTCGGTTCTTCGCCTTGTTTGAGACGAAGAGGAATCGACATATTTTCCACGTAGCCACCTCTGAATGCTATCTCTAACCCAAGAGGGTTAAAGAACCTCTTATGCCAGCGCTTACGTGCTGACCTAGGAGTGATGGTCAGAAAACCATCCCGCACGTTAAGAACAGGCATAACGACTTCGCGTTGGCGGTAGTAATACCGCTGGTGCTTAGAGCGATATGAATGTTCAGGCGGGAAAGGTACTCTGATTCCGGCATCTGGCGGGGAATGCACAGGTATTGCCAAATACCTGACACTATCCACCAGATACCCTATCGTTCGACATAGCATAACGCCATGGCGAGCGACCCATTCATTCAGAAGGTTTATGGCTACGTACCGAGACTCTTGCGTGAGAAGGGATTTTAGATATACCCCTCGTACGTTGACTCCCATATAGAAGTCACCGCCGCAAGATTCACGGAAAGGTCCTACAAAATAGGACTTTCTGCTGTTCACACGAAAACCAAGCAGGTTCAGCAATGAAACAACATCAGCCGAAATTTCTTTCGGACAGATGATGTCGTCGCCGAACACGCCCCAGTTTAAGTGTGGCCCGCGCGATGAAAGGGGAACACCCCTGCATCGAGCAGCAGCAGAAACGACACATGCCATAATAGTGGTCATGAGAGGGAACGTAAAACCGTTCCCCATCGTAGAGACCATATTAAGGCGAACTTCGTCAGCACCGACTTTCGCGACAGGGGAGCGCAGCATATACAAGAGATCCAAAAGGAACTCAGGTAGAGTTGCCTCACACATCGCTAAGCTGATACTGTCCGAGGCAGACTCGAGGTCAAGCGTCGAAACGCTATCATCGAGAGAGCCGCGGCAAGCAAGCTGGCGGTTAAACCCCTGCTGGTCTGAGAGGTCAAGACGGAATCTCGACTTCAACCGTTCAGAGATGATCTCTCCAAGCCCGAGTTGAAAGAACATGTTCAACGAGGGTTCGGTACAGATCGACCGCGATATGTCGCTCGTTTTCCGTACAAATGAAAGGAGGTTACCTCGAACTATACGTGGTGGACCGAACGTGATATGCCGAGAAATCTCGGCGTCACGCCAATCGGGCCACCAACCAATATATTCATTGTACCATTGGTACAATTCGAACGACGTACAAGTCAAACGGGATGAGAAGAGCTTCGTATAGAAGTCCTCCCCATTCGCACCCACGCTTGCCCCAGGACCCAATCTAGCACGGATAGCAATATCCATGAAAGACTGGACCAAAGGTTCGCCGTCGGGATAGAAGAAATCATCTAGCGAATTGCGAAATTCGCCAAACAACACTTCTTCCCAACTTGACTTGAAATTCAATCGCCAATCACCAGCCAATTGGTTGGACTGGAGAAATTTATCGTAACATAGCTTATCCGCATCGGGAGCTACTGAATCACTCAATTTCTTGAGTAAACTTCGCTCCAGACGCAGCATCGCTACATCACGTGGCGTAGCACCGGGCCAAAAGTCACTATCAGGAGAATCCTGAGAATAACCAGCGGCGCGGAGGTCGTCCGAGAGATACTCAAAAAGAGCAGTGGATGAGACATCCATAAAGCTCCTCCCAACGTGATGCTAAAGGGTTGTCCCGAGGGCTAGCTCATTGCTGAGATAGCGCTCTGAAGCATGGAAGCGGATCCGGTATAGACTGCATATGCAGCCAGAGCCAGAGCCGCGCCGTACTTCACCCAACTGGGCAAACGTTTCACAGGATGTTGTTGACCAACATATCGCCTAAACCGGCGCTCTGTTGGGTCAACGAACCTATGAGAAGGCTCAGTGCAGCACGAACGTCATCAGGTTCCGTGACGTCTGCACCAGCAACGACCGCAAGGTCGCAGCGAAGTACAGCAATCTGCGGGTTCTGATTCACACCAGGACGCTGGCCTTTACGTACCAGCACGGTGTAGACGTTACGCGGCGAAGGGCCAATAACGTTAGTGTTCGGGTTAGGAATAGGCGCAGAGCGCGTATTCTGTGGCCTCGAAAACGTCACGGTAAAGGGATTCGACGCGGAATGCACATCTACAGTAGATAAGCCGGTACCACCAGCGGCGGTAACAGCCCACTGCTTCGAATATGCATTGGGAGGGGCATCTGTCGCCATCGTAAAAGATGGCGAAGTAAAGCCGGTCTGGGCACTCCCAGAAACCGGGGAAGTGACATTGATAGACACTATAAGCTCCAAAAGAGTTTAGAAGGATATCAACTTCTCAAGGCGGCCAGAGCCCCTAGGTTTACCCACGCCCTCGACTGAAAGCCGGGGACGTGGAACTGAAGGTCAGAAAGACCAACAGAAACCGAAGAGACGTCTGAACGACTAAAAGAAGTCGCACGTTTCGCTGTGATTGAACCGCCAGATATGTCCGCCGCGCGATATACGGGTGGGACATAAGACGCCGGGTTGGTGATTTGGAGACCACCAACATCGGTACGACCTTCCGCCCAAAGGGTTCTGCAACCCCAAGAGAGGTTAACCGTACCTAACGACATCCCGTCGATCAGATCTCCAAGATTGGAGAAATAATCGACCACGAAGGAGTATGGGATCAGATTGTACACCGTCGGTATGAAGTTGGAGGTATTAAGCCCCCAAGATTCTAGCCGAGTAGGCGGACGACTGAATCCACAACTCACGGCTCCTTTATAACGTACTGCCATCTTTGCGGTGCGATTGCACCAAGCATAAAATTGCAGCGCATTAACTGACGACGCTGTCTTGACACTCGAATCGGCGAAGTCGGACGTCTTCTTCACGCTAATAGGCCTTACATAAAAGGTCTTAACATGATCGAGATTACCGATCCCCTGTCGAATGTCTTGAGCAAGCAGTCGCCAGCCAAAGTTATACTCGAGCCATGCTTCCGATGCAATGCGAGACCAGACCTTGCCAACTCGTACACCACGGAGCCGTTTCTTTACGACCCTGTGGTACTCGTTCAGGCCAGTCCTGATCGCCTGCGCCGGATACCGTATCATGTGAAGAGCCTCACGGAGCTCGCCCAAAAACGTACCGCCTTGAAAGCCGGTACGCATTGAGCGAACACGAGAGAGAAACTCTACCCTGGCAGCCGCGTCTAAGGAGCTGAAGTTAAGTCCAATCACACTAGGGGCGTCAGGCACCGACCCGTTGAATATGGCTATCCCACTAAAAGTGAGATGAGCGGTATCCTTCGGATCGGCAGCATTGCCGTCCATAGTGTACAGACTACCTCCACCGCCAACATGTTTGTTGAAGAAACGATATCCCCCAGCAGGGGATGTCGCATCAGCGCTGCGTCGTATCAATTGTCTATAACCGGGAACAGAAACTCCAGTAAAGGAGTCCTGCCAGGTAGTGACAACAGACGACGAAGATCTAGTGGTATTACCACTAGGCAATGAGACAATAGTCACATTGCGTTGACCTTCAACATATCGGTTGGTTAGCTTAGTAGACACATACCCTCGCAAAGGGTTGGCACCGATTGCTCGGGCAGAAGAGGTCATGATCCTCAAAAGAGGATCATAGGCCCTGTCACCAAAAGGTGAACAGTGGGGCCCCCGTAAGGGG